AATCCCATGGATGCACTAATTGCTCAGTCTGACCTTACCCCGGAGGCGCAAGAAGAACTCTATATAGCACTGCCGCCGGAGGCACAGGCGCTCGTGCTGCAGGTTATGCGCTTAATGAAGGAGAATCACCGGCGCCGGCAGGCAGAAAAACCGCCGACTATCTGGATCAAACGACACCAGAATAAGGCAGCGGCTGGGTTTGGCTATGATCTATCGGTGGGCGACGAATGGCATGATGTGGAAGTGACCGACACGCCGGAAGCCCGTGAGGCGGACTTTGCGGTCGAGATCGACGGTGACAGCATGGAGCCGGACTATCACGACGGTGATCTTGCTCTGATCAAGCTTGACCCGGACGTGGAGGTCGGCAAAGTCGGGCTGTTTATTGTGGGCAGCATGGGCTATATCAAGGAGCGCGGCAAAAAATGCCTGATCTCCCGTAACCCGGACTATCCCAACATAGAGGGCGAGGCACGGTGCATTGGGCTTGTGATCGGCGTCGCAGAAAAGGTATAAAAAAGCCACCCGGCGATCTGACACCGGGTGGCTACACATGAGAGAAATGTCCGGAGGTATGTAATGCACGAACCTCGACAGGTTAAGTATAACATATCCTCCGGCAAATGTCAAGCATCAAGGAGGATTTTTTTTATGAAAAAAGTCGCTTTTTATGGGCGCTACAGCTCCGTCATGCAGACCGAGCAGAGCATCGAGGGACAGCTCCATGTCTGTGAGCAGTATGCCGCCACAAATGACTTACAGATCGTCCGGCAGTATGTGGACAGAGCCACATCCGGCAAGACCGACAATCGCCCTCAGTTTTTGCAGATGATCTCCGACAGCGAACGGGGGCTTTTTGAGGGCATCCTTGTGTACAAGCTGGATCGCTTTGCCCGTAACCGCTATGACTCCTTAATATACAAGCACAAGCTGAAGGAGCATGGAATTCGGGTGATCTCTGCGACCGAACCGCTGTCAGATACGCCGGAAGGCGTCATCTTCGAGGCTCTGATCGAGGGGATGGACGAGTACTATTCCGCCGAGCTGGGGCGCAAAATGAAGCGAGGCAAACAGGAGAGCTTTCGGAAAGGGCGATTTATTGGAAAACTGCCACCTTTTGGCTACAAAGTCACAGACCACCACCTTGCTGTGGACGAGCTGACCGCACCCATCGCACAGGAGATTTTTAGCCGGTACGCAGCCGGCGAAAAACAGAACAAAATCCTCACCGACCTGAACCGGCGAGGTATCCACAATGCAGCAGGCAGGCCGTGGAATAAGGTCAATCTGACTATGATGTTTAAAAACAGGATTTACATTGGCATCTACTCTGTTGCGGATTACGGCGAGGCGGTATGCCCTGCGATCATTGATAAAAAGGTGTTTGATATGGTACAAAAGAAAAAACAGGAGTCCGTCCATCGTGCCCGTGCGAATAAGACGGATTTTGACTATATACTGACCGGACATATGACCTGCGCACGGTGCGGCGCATCGGTATGTGGGTGCAGTATGCAGCAGGGCAAGTATCACTATTACCAGTGCCACAAGCACTGCGGCAGTCGGCTTCGTGCCGAGGAGCTGCACGAGCGTGTAAAGCGTGCGCTTGCAGAGTATCTGACCGAGGATAAGATGCAGGAGCTTGCGCAGGGTGCGTATGATGTCTATCTCAATGAGCAGGTCAGCGACGAGCGGCCGCTCCTGGAAAAAGAACTCGCAGACGTTGATAAGCAGCTCCAGAACGCTGTACAAGCGATTTTAAGAGGGGTCGAGCTTGACACCCTAAATAATACCATTGAGGAGCTAAAAGCCCGCAGAGACGAGCTGAGAGCCAAAATAGAGGATGCTCCGACGCCGCTGCCAAAGCTGACCTATGATATGTTTGTGGCGATGCTGCATCTGATCGTGGAGAGAGCTGCCGAGACGGACGATCTGGCAAAGCTGCTGCACACCGTTATAAACCGCATCATCATTGACGATCAGGATATTATCATCTGCATCAATCTCACAGACGAGGACAATGAGCCGCCTATGGAGCAGATTAGGTTTAGGGTTATGGATAAGTCGGCGGCCTTAACCTTAAACCTAACCCAAAATTGGCTTTTGATCCCGGCATGATGTCTCCTTTACAGCGTTTTGTACAAATAGCAGTGCTTTAATTTGTGCAAGTATACAAAAATGAGATTTTGCGCAAAATAACACTTGACTTTGCACAAAGTCTATGCTATAATAAGATTGTAAACAAAAACACCACCCGAAACGCTGAAAGGAGCGATCATTATGAAAAAGATCATGAAAAGGGCTTGGGAAATCTACAGAACACTTACAGGCGACCACAGAGCAAAGATTTCCATGGCACTCAGACAGGCATGGGCTGAGGCTAAAAACGCAGCTAAAAACGCAGCCAAGAAAGCGTTTAATGGATTCGCAAAAGTAGCTCGGACCGATGACCCTTATGGAGAATGCTGCTACTTTGCCTTTAAACTTTGGGAAAAGTACGGCAAAAAAAGAATATACATCAACGACTATAAAAGACGTACAATCGGCTACATTGAGAATGGTGAGTTTGTCCTTAAAGACAGACAGGGAAACTTTCAGGAAGAAATCGATTTTGCTCTCAACGCTTTCCGCAGCTCATACGCGTTTTGAAACAGCTCATACGTATATTAAAATAAACAGCCGAGCCGGAGCGGCTAAACTCCGACAGAAAAGGAGAATCATCATGAAAAAGATCAGATTAACTCAGGAACCGTATTTAGCAAATAACGGTCAGGATTATCGCGACTACATTGACGACGCAGGGAACTTAACCCAGGATGGTGTTGACGCTGGTGTGGCATACTACACAGCCCACGCCGTTGATGGCGACGGCAACGAATATGACGTGAATTGGAGCATCGCTAATCTCGACGCTTATAACAGTGGCGACGAGGACTGCTGCAACTGGGATGAGCCTGCTGAGATCAGAAATGAGGACAATGCAATTGTTGACGCGAAAATCGAGTGGTAATCACCGGGAGCCGAGCGGAGCGGCTATACTCCGCCACGGCTTATGATTGTTGAGGTGTGGGAAAATGAGGTTTGAAGATCTCACCGGGCAGATTTTTGGACTCTTGACGGTCATAGAACGGGATATGACCAGAAAGAAAACCACATGGGTGTGTGAGTGCCAATGTGGGAACAGGGCTTCCGTCCTGGCATACAACCTAAAGAGCGGAAACTCAAAAAGCTGCGGTTGCCTGCAAAGGAAAAATCTTTCCGACCGCAGTAGGAAAGATTTAACTGGGCAGGTTTTCGGGCAGCTGCGTGTTGATGCTTTTTTGAGGACTGATAAAAACGGACACAGTATATTTTCTTGTACCTGTTTAAGGTGTGGGAAAAAGTTTGAAACATTGGGGACAAGCATCATCGAGCATCGCACTATTTCTTGCGGTTGCGTCTGCAAAGAGAATAGTGCTATAGGAAGGCAAAAAGTACACGATGAAGCTGTAGAGCTGGGCACAAACATTGGCAAATTAAAAGCCAAGCAGGCTTTTAAAAGTAACAAAACAACGGGCATCCGCGGGGTGTGCTATATTAAAAGCCAGGGGGAGTATAGAGCTTATATCACGTTTCGGAGAGTAAGATATATGCTTAAATGTTCCCCCGATCTGGAGGAGTGTGTAAGGGCACGGAAGGAAGCCGAAGAGCAAATCTACGGTGATTTTTTGAAATGGTACGAAGAAAAACACAAGCAAAACAAGGAGGAATTATCATGAAAAAGGTAATCAACGGAAAAGTATACAACACGGAAACTGCGCAGAAAGTCGGTGAGTGGGATAACGGATGCTACACTAACGACTTTAACTACAGTTCGGAGGATTTATACCGCAAGAAAACAGGCGAGTTTTTTCTTCATTGCGAAGGCGGTGCGCTAAGCGCGTATGCTACCCGCAACGGTAATTCGAGCGGATATGGGGAGCAGATCGCGCCCATGAGCTACGATGAGGCTAAGGAATGGGCGGAAAAGCGCCTGACCGGCGATGAGTATGAAGGAATTTTCGGGGAAATCGGCGAGGATGACAGCCGTGTGTCGATTAACATCAGCGTAACCGCCGCAGAGGCGGAAATCATCAAGCGAAATGCCGCCAAGGCAGGAATGACAGTGTCCGCATACATCGCCATGATGTGCGCAGAATAATAAACATAAAAAAGCCCCCTCTCATTGTCGAGAGGGGGCTTTGTTACGTTATACTCTATTTGCCGTGCCGATATACTTGACCCCGTTGCCAAAATCAGCCGTCAATGTGATCTTATCGGGATATGCCACCGATACCGCTTGCTCGCTCGTCTTTACAAATCCGTTTTTCCCGGCTGCCTTAATCATTGCCGGATAATCCACATAGCAATAATCCGTGTCTACATCGCCGGAAATGCCGCTCACAGACCCGTCAGACGAACTCTGCCACATACCGACCGTACCGGAATAATTTAGCTTGTCGCCATACTCCGCAAGCCAGAGGGCGTAGCGTGTGCGCAGATCATCCTCGCAGTAGGATGTAAACGGCGACCGGCTCATATACAGCCCTGCCCAATATCCGGCATCCTCAAGGATGTTGCAAAAATTCCGGATCATCGCGGAGCAGGCAGCCTTACCCTGGTTAAACTGCGACCGCTCCTCCAGATCAAAATAGACCGGGTATTCAAACTGCTTGCCCTTGATGATTTGCAGGCACGCTCTCGCTTCGTTCTTCGCATCCTCCGGTGATTCTGCGTAGCTGTACCAGTACACGCCTACCGGGATTCCTGCCGCCTTTGCTCCCCTGTAATTTTCTTCAAAATGCTCGTCCTTTTGGCTCAGCTCCCGACCGTACCCGGCGCGGATAATCGCAAACTTCACGCCTGCTGCCTTGACCTTGTTCCAGTCGATGGAACCGTTGTGTTCGGACACATCAATCCCAAAAATTCCAGCCATTTCTTTTCCCACCTCACGCTTAATGCCATAATACTTGTAAAAATCATCCGTCACCGTGTTGTAATTAACAACCTCGTTACCATACCAGATATTGCTTGTCCGCACGTCCAAATGTGTGGCGGTGTAGCTGCTGTCAATGTTCGCAATGCCGCCGAATCCGATGCCCTGCGCCTTGCAGCAGACCAGCTTAGAGGAGATCGGCTGACCGTCCTGCCCGTAACAGCAGATGTCAGCCGCCTTGCCCAGAGGGTGCTGACCGCCGCCATAGCCGCCAATCGAGATATCATAGTCAGGGCACCTGTGACCGCTGTTCACGATGATCTTGGAGCAGTTCAGGGTGGCGAAAATCGCCTCCAGCTTTTGGATCAGCTCCTCGGCAATCAGGACATCATGTGCCTTGCCACACTTGCACCGGAACTCCTGTACATTGAAATGCGGCGAGAGCTGCGTACTGTCGTTATACGCATAAGATTTTACAGCCATAATCCCAACCCCTCTCAGAATTGATTTTAAGCCCTTTTAAGGGGCTTTTATTTTTGGAGTATAATTTCACGTCCGGAGGGTTCAGGGCTGCTTGTGGGGTCTCCTGCGTTGGAATACCACCCCTCCGCGAACTCCTTCGGATTTTCTGCCGTGCCGTACATCTCCTGAAAGACCGTACAGCGTGCCGCCTGTGTCTGCCAGTAGCCGGTATCGTCCTTACCCTCTGCGATCATGCGCAGAGCAGTTTCAAGCCGCCGGTCGTTTTCCTCCAGCACGTCTTTGTTTTGCTTTATGGGCATACAATCACGCATCTGTCTCATAGTGTTCCTCCGGCAGCCCTGCAACAGAGGTCAGGACGGACAGCAGTGCCGCCGTTCCTGCCGTTGCAAGTGCCATTTGCCAGTTAATATCCAGCACAGTCGAACCCACTGCAAAGACTGCAATGAGCGACTGTGCAAAGGTTTTTAGCGCACGGATTCCGGCGCATTTAAGCCATTTTGACCAGTTACGATTATCCAGTCTATCCATCATGCCGATCACTCCCCATTTTAACCTCAAGGGCGGTTATGCGCTCGTTAAGGTGATTGTGGGCATCAACCCGCTCTTCAAGCCGCCGGAGCTGTGCAGTCAGTCCGTCCAGCTTGACTGCAAGCACAGCGACCTGTTTGTTATTTGCCACCACCGAGCCGCAGAAGCCGCCTGCCGCCGCGATCACGGCGACAATAAGGTCAATCCAGTCCATTTTCTATCCTCCTCATAACTGCTCTGCGGTAACGCCTTGGCACGTCCTCAATGCTCATCCCTGCGTATTGGATATGCTGGGAGAACCACTTCACCGTGTCCTTGTGCTCAAGGGTGATGTGGGCAATAACGCCAACTGCAAGCACAGAAATGAGAGCTACAAGAGCCATACTATCACCCATTCCAAATGATTTGCGTGGTTGACGGTGCGCCCCACGGGGCACCAGTAATACTTCCCTCTGGCTTGTTGATTGTGATTGAGGTTAAACCCTTGCAGCTCTTGAATGCAGAACTACCGATACTCATTACACTATCCGGAAGTGTAATGGACGTTAAACCCGTGCAGCTCTTGAATGCAGAACTACCGATACTCGTTACACTATCCGGAAGTGTAATGGACGTTAAACCTGTACAGCCGGAGAACGCATATTGCCCGATACTCGTTACACTATCCGGAAGTGTAATGGACGTTAAACCTGTACAGCCGGAGAGCGCATATTGCCCGATACTCGTTACACTATCCGGAAGTGTAATGGACGTTAAACCTGTACAATCGGAGAATACTTGATAGCCGATACTCGTTACACTGCCTGGAATAGTGACGGACGTTAAGCTTGTACAGTTCTGGAATGCAGAATTACCGATACTCGTTACACTGTCTGGGATAGTGACGGACGTTAAGCTTGTACAGTTCTGGAATGCAGAAATACCGATACTCGTTACACTGTCTGGGATAGTGACGGACGTTAAACCTGTACAATCGGAGAATACTTGATAGCCGATACTCGTTACACTATCTGGGAACGGTTTGTCAATTGTTTCCGTTCCCTGTGTAACCGTGACTTTTGTAATCGTAGTGCCGTAAGTTTCGTCTACTGTCCACTCTACACTCGAAACATTAACAAATAGCGCACCTTCGCATTTAATCGGTTCAGGCGTCGGAGTGGGCGAGCTGCCCCTGCTACTCCTAAATGCTGCAATTGTATCAATCCACATTAACCCTTGCCTCCGTTCTGTGCATACCATGTACCGCCGTAAAAAACGTGCATTTCTGCCGAATCTACGGCATAAAAGCACGACCCATCCATCAGATGATACGTCACGTCCTTAATCGTGACCACATCACCAGTGGGCAGCTCCTCAGCAGTGCCTAAAATATCCAGACGTGCCTTGTCGCCCTCCGGTTCAAAATACCAAGACTGCCTGTTGATTATTGTCATAATATCACCTAATCCTTTATTGCTACCAAGCCTGTTGTCAGGTAATCCTGACCGTTTGCGGTCAGTTTGCCCGTGCCGGGTGCCTGATTCCACGGGGTCAAGAAAACGTTTGGGAAATAATGGGCGCTGCCTACACAGGTCGAAACTGCCGGGCACAACGTAGTTTTCATGATGTAACTCGTTTGATAAGGGGCAGAAATATAGCCGCCGCTATTGATCTGTGATGTATCTGCCGAACTAACAATAAATAAGCCGGAGGCGTTACTAAAACCACTTTGACCTCTGTTTGCAACCCGGTCAAATATCATTATACCTGTGCCACCGTTTTCATCTTTTGAAATAATCAACCCCGGATAATTTGTTTGCGAATCGGTCAAACAATTGGACATTGTAACGCCGTTTGTACAGGTGTATCCAGCGGTAAAATAGTCCAGACCGTTAAAAAGGCGGGTGGAATAAGTCATCCCACCAGTATTTTTTATTGTAATGCAGTTATCATAAGCCAGCCTTTTGTTTGCATTGATCGTCAAAAAATCCAACTCGCCCACATAACACGTTACCGTGCCTGCCGTGCTGTCGTAGACAACACTATCAAAATATCCTGCCACATTTGCCGTCAGCCAGTCAGCTAACGTCTGCCCCTGCCCTGTCGCCGTACAAATTACACTCCTGCTTATCATGATACCACCTCAAACGTTGCATCCTCGACAGTGCCGATCAGACCGTCACCGTCATTATAAATCGCCATAAATGCCGCATCTACGGGCAGATTATCTCCGCCGCCCGCACACGGCAGTCTGATCTCGCTCACGCTGCCATCACTCCCTTTTAATTGCACCACACCCAGAGAGGGCATTTCGAGGGTGTAGGTGACGGGCTGCACAGATATCTCCACGGTGCTTACCGACCCGTCTGAGCCGTGCAGGGTCAGCTCCGGGTCAACGTATGTCAGCCAGTAAAGTGTGTCGGAAATCTGCTTA